CCTTTGGCGAAGTACTTGTCCGGTGGACGTGGAAATACTGGGCAGATGCGAACCGCGCGGAAGTCAGCTGGTCGAACAATCCACATGCATGGGAGTCAAACGAACAGCCGAGCACTTACCTGCTCACGACTCTGAACCTGCCGCAGCTGTATGTCAGCGGGCTGGATGTCGGCACGTGGTACTTCAGAGTCCGCCTCGCGGCCATGTCTGATAACGGGACGGCTTACGGCGAATACAGTGACACTGTGTCGGTCGACATCACGGACACGCCGACAAAGCCTCAGCTCTCGATTTCAAAGCCAGTCATCCAGAAACAGGGGCGGATCACTTTTGAATGGACCTATGCGTTGACTGATGGAGCGAAGCAGGCGAAAGCGGAAATCCGCAAGGTCGAGTCCGGCGGGATCCCATGGACGGTTAACGGCTCCGAAACGCAGTATACTGCCAATGCGTACGGCTCATGGGATAATGGGGAGCACAATTTCCAAGTGCGGGTCACTTCCACTAACGATAAAGCTTCAGACTGGAGCGATCCGGTAACGCTCATCATCGCGCCGCTTCCGACCTGCACGCTGTCCTATGTGAACGGAACCCCTGTTACATTTACGTCTCTTACCGTAAACGGAAGAACGGGCGTGTTCTCTCTGCAGCTTATGCCGATGACGATGACCATCACGGGCGCACCTGTCGGCGGACGGGCGACGCTGATCATTGAGCGCGAAGAGGACTATTCAATGCTCCGGCCTGACGGGACAATGTCGGAAGGCTATGCGGGCGAGACGATTGCGCTCTTTAGGCAGGACGGCAACACTGACGGCGTTAACACCTTCGTGATTACCACAAACGACTTGGTCGGCGCTCTGGATGATGGGGCGCGTTACCGCTTTATTGCCACAGTCGAAGACAGCCTCGGACAGGCGGTGACAGCTAACAAGATCGTGCCGCCCAGCGGCATCGTGCGGAATTCGACAGTCTTCGAGGTCCATTGGCTTGACCAGGCGAAGATCCCGACCGCAGCGGTGGAAATGATCGGCACGGCGGCGAAGATCACGGCAAGCAAGCCGGAAGACGACACGCAGGCCGCGGTCTGTGATATTTACAGACTGACTGCAGACCTTCCGGAGCTCATCGTAGAAGACGGCGAGTTCGGCACAGCTTATGTGGATCCATATCCGGCGATCGGGAAGGGCTTCGGTCATCGGGTCGTTTACCGCACCACGAACGGCGATTACATCACAGCAGAAAATCAGCTTGCCATAACGGACGTAACGGATGAGGGAGGCGACCTTCTTGATATCGATTACGGCATCATTGACTTCGACGGCTACAGCCTGCCGTTCCGGTACAACACGGAGCTGACGGGCGACTGGACGAAGGACTTCAAAGAGACGAGATATCTCGGCGGCACCATCGTCGGCGACTGGAACAAGGGCGTGAGCCGGACAATGTCGGTCAATGCGGTCCTTGTGGTCGAGGATCTGGAAGAATACCAGACGCTCCGGCGGCTTGCAGAGTACACAGGCATCTGCCATGTGCGCACTCCTGACGGCTCCAGCTTCGCGGCTGACGTGCAGGTAAGCGATGCGAACAGCTACAGCGTGGCGGGCAAGATCAACAGCTTCACGCTGAACATCACAAGAGTCGAACCGACGGCGCTCGACGGTCTTCCCTATGACGAGTGGGTGACGGAATGAACTGGAGCAGAGGATTCTTAGCAGACTATCATTACACGATCGTGGATCCTGCCACATGGCGGGACCTGCGGTCGTATAACCTGACGGACGGCTCGGTCATGAAGACCACGGACGGGCTCATGGAGTCGGCGGACATCGGCATCACAAGCCTGCCGTCAGAGGGCGAAACGTGGGTGCGGATCTATCTTGCGGCGATGCAGGACGGCACGGTGACGCGGGAAGCTCTTTTCACGGGACTCCTGCAGGCACCGACAACGGACTGGGACGGCAGGAGAGAATCACATCAGGCAGAGCTCTATTCTGTGCTAAAACCGGCGGACGACATTCTCCTGCCGCGCGGGTGGTACGCACTGGCCGGTTCGGACGGTGCCAGGCTTGCGGCAGAGCTCCTCAACGCGGGTCCGGCTCCTGTGACTTATGAAGAGGGCTCTCCGAGACTGGCCAGCCACATGATCGCCGAAGCGCATGAGACGAACCTGTCCATGGCGAGGAAGTTGGTCGACGCTATCGGCTGGAGGATCCGGCTCAGCGGAGACGGACAGATCTCCATAGAACCGAGAGCGACAAGGGCGGCGGCGATGTTTGACCCGAACGGGAACGACGTGGTCGAGCTCGCAATAACCGACCAGAGGGACTGGTACTCCTGTCCGAACGTGTTCCGGGCGCAGATCAATAATCTGGTCGCGGTGGCTACGGATGACGACCCTGACAGCCCGTTCTCTACGGTCAGCAGAGGGCGCGAGATCTGGAAAGAAGACGATGCGATCGCGCTGAATGACGGCGAGAGCATTGAAGAATATGCAATCAGAAGATTGAAGGAAGAGCAAATGCCGGCGCGGATGATCAGCTACGGCAGAAGGTACATGCCGGGAGTCGGCCCGGGCGATCTTGTCGGGCTTACTTATCCGGGGCAGAGAATCAGCGGGACGTTTAGAGTGTTATCACAGCGGATAGAACTGGGATACGGCGCAAGAGTCGCGGAGGAGTGTGAAGCGTATGGCTGACATGAAGCTGATGAAGGAGCTGATGGAGACCATCCGGCAGAAGGAGAACGGTCCTCAGCCGTATGACACCACGGCGGAAGTCGTGAGAGTGGACGGCGGGACGGCTTGGGTGTCTATCCCGGGCGGAGAGGGAGAAACTCCCGTGCAGATGAGCATCAACGCGAGGGCAGGAGATACCGTCAGGGTGAGAGTGTCCGGCGGGCATGCTTGGGTCATGGGGAATGATACCGCACCGCCGACGGATGACAAAAAAGCCATTGAGGCGAAAGAGGCGGCGATTTCCGCGATGGATTATGTAAAGACTCATCTGGAGCTAACAGATGAAGGGCTTTATGTGACCGCTGACAAAAGCGAATGGAAGGTGCTCGTCAAGAGTGACGGCATTTATATCATTGACGCGAGTGACCAACCGGTCGCGCAGTTCAAAAGCTATGCACAGCTCGGGCTCAGTTCCGGAGCGCATTCGATCATTGACTCAGATGGACAGCGCTTCTATGGGAGCGACGGAACGACGACGCTTGCCAATATCGGTTACGGCCTTGGAGTTGACGAACAGGGGCAGACAGGAACCGCACCTTATTTCACATTTGGTAAAAGGGCCTTGATCGGTCCGATCGGCAATTATTCAACGGCAGAAGGAACCAATTGCGCGGCTAGAAATTGGGCAGCTCACGCAGAAGGCACAGGCTGCGCAGCGAATGGACGCAATTCACATGCAGAAGGCGGCGGGGCAGTGGCTTATGGCGAGGAATCACACGCCGAAGGCTCTTTTACACAGGCCGATGGAGATCGGGCGCATGCGGAAGGTGCTGAGACTCAGGCTTACGGAGATATGTCTCATGCAGAAGGCGTAGGTTCCAGAGCTATCGGGGACGCATCTCACGCACAGAACGAAGGCACGCTCGCGAACGGAAACAACCAGACGGCGATCGGCGCTTACAACGTGGCGGACACAACAAGCTCGTTTATTATTGGCAACGGCACAGATGATGACAACCGCTCAAACGCTCTAAGGGTAGACTGGAATGGTAATTTGACGGCTTCCGGCAATGTTACCGACGGCAGCGGCAACTCCATCCCGTGGATATGCTGCGGCGCGGCGACCGGCGTGAGCGTGAATGCAAACTCCTCAAACACGTTCGACATCACGTTCCCGAGCACGGCACCGACATCGACTCCGAGGGTGTTCGCCATCCTCAGAGCGACAAGCACAGCACAAAACCGTTCACTGATCGTCCCCGTTGTCTCTGCACAGAGCGCAACCGGCGCTACTATTCGAGTATTCAACAACAGTACAGCAAATCTTACGGGCCTTGTTTTCAACTGGATCGCAATGGCATAGGAGGCATAAGAATGACCTTTGACTGGTTTCTCACACACATCTTCGAGTTCGCACTGACCGCCATCTGTGGCGGCCTTGTGGTTTACATCCGTGGCCTGCATAAGAAATACCATGCCATGGAAGAAGGGATGCAGGCGCTCCTTCGGGAGAGCATTGTCAACTCGTACCGCTATTACAAAAGCAAAGGCTACTGCGAACCGGAAGAACGAGTCGCCCTCGCTAAGACCTACAATGCTTATCACGATCTCGGAGGAAATGACATCGCGACCGACCTTTATAACCGCGTGCTCAAGCTCCCGACCGAGGACACTGTGGAACCAGGCTATGTAGAACAGGAGGCAAAATCATGATCAACTGGAAAGTGCGCATCAAAAACAAGAACTTCTGGCTTGCCATCATCCCGGCGGTGCTTCTTCTGATCACTCAGGTCGGAGCCATCTTCGGGATCCAGATCGACACAGCGCTCATCGGCGAGCAGCTGGCCGCGGTCGTCTCCACGGTCTTCCTGATCCTGACCATCCTCGGCATTGTTGCAGACCCGACAACCGAAGGGATGAGAGACAGCGCGCTGGCTATGACCTACGAAAAACCGAAGCCGGCAGAAGAGGCAGAAGGATGATCGCGTTAAGGTTCTGCGCTTTCGTGATCGCGGAACTGATATGCATTGTCGGGATCTATGCCGGAGCTATGATGCATCATTTTCGTATCGTGGAGGTCGGGATCGCGGCGGCGGTGATCGCACTGATCAGCTACACAGCGGCGGAGGCCTGCGTGATCATGGCCGCATTGGACAAGGAGGAAAAGGATGTATAACCAAGGCGATACAATCAGCATCCTGCTCGACTATACCATCGACGATGTGAGCCTCGTCGAGTATGAGCCGGATGAGATCGAATTCTATATCGGCGGGAACAGGTACACGCTGACGGGCGGCGACATCGCCTTTGACGCGACCGAAAAAAAGTATGCCGTCCGCATCGAGCAGAGTGAGAGTTTTGAGTTCAGCAACGTCACAAAGTACCAGATCCGCATCCAGAAGGGCGGCAACGTCGTTTCGTCTGGGATACAGCGGATGCTTATCGGAGCATCGATTTCGAGGACAGTGATATGAGCGAAGTAGTGCATGATGACCTTTTCAAAGAAGCGGCGGTGCTGTCCGGTGACATCACGCCGGTCACGATCAGCGTCACCGGCACGATTATCGGAGGAGGCGGGAGCGGCATCAGGAAGTATGCAGGCCCGTATGAAGCAACACCCAACCCGCATGAAGATGTCGTGCTTGAGACGGCAGGCAAGCGCATGACGGATGATGTGACAGTGCGGAAGATTCCGTATTGGGAGACAAGTAACACAAAAGGGCTGACGGTCTACATCGGAGGTAATGAGTAATGGCTAATCAGTACGTTAACAAGGTTATTTACGGCGGCGAGACTCTTATCGACCTGACGAGCGATGACGTAACGGCGGCTCAGGTACTGAGCGGGGCGAAGTTCCACCTTCCGTCCGGTGCGTCTGCAACAGGCACTTGCACCTATGACGCTGACACCAGTGATGCGACCGCAACGGCTGCGGAGATTCTGGCGACAAAGACGGCGTACAAGAACGGCGCGAAGATCACTGGCACGATGGTCAATAACGGGGCTGTCACGGGAACGATTTCGACTAAGGCGGAGCAGTATACCGTTCCGATTGGCTATCATGATGGCTCTGGAAAGGTGGGTATTGATTCCACGGAGCAGTCCAAAATTATCGCCGCGAACATCAAGGCGGGCATTCAGATTCTCGGAGTTACTGGTACGTATTCCGGTGAATCTGTGGACGTGCAGGCGAAGACCGTTACTCCAACCATTTCCTCGCAGACCGTTCTTCCCGATTCTGGATATGATTACCTGTCGCAGGTCACCGTGGAAGCTATCCCTGTGACCAGAACCGACAACGCGGCTGGCGGTGTTACCGTGACCATCGCCGTTTGAGGTGGTGAGTAAATGGCTAACGAGTATGTTAACAAGATCGTGCTAGGGAACGAAACGCTTCTCGACCTTACTGCCGATACTGCCACGGCGGCAGACGTAGCGCAGGGCAAGACGTTTCATCTGGCAACAGGTGCACCCGCTACGGGGACGGCTTCGGGCGGTGGCGGCGATGGGTGGACGAAAGTTTACAGTTTCAGCAAGGAAGCGACAACCACTTCTACTTCTGCGGTCACTTGGACGACTGCAACCGTTGGGGCAATACCTGCAGATAAGCTCCTTTACATACGGATTCGAGATTCGGCAGGGCCTAGAGCAGAACACTTTTACGGCTGTGATACGTTAGCTATTCCCCGATTTGTCGCTGGCGCTGCATGGAACTTCGTTCAAATATTATCTAAATATGACGAAAATAACACCCTTTCTTTTGCGTGGCCTACGTCGACAGTATCGCCAACATCTTATGGAATTTGGGTCAGCGGGGTTCTTAGCTCCGCCGGCAGAATCACATTCAAGGCAAGATACAACGCAACGTCTTCATACACGATAAACGGTACGTTTAATGTCGATGTGTTTACTGCGGATTATCCCTCTGGGTATCCATCCATACATGGAGAATAAAGGAGCATTCATAACAAAAGCAGACCCCTCGGAAAGAAGGTGATTTTCATGGCGGTACTAGTGGGCTCAGCTAAAGGTGACGAATACGGCGAAGCTTCCGGCGGCAGAGCAGGAGACCAGACCGGAGGAGAAGTAGGCACACAGGCATGGTACGTCCACCCAAAAGGATGGAACGGTCTCCGAGCCAAAGACAGCAGGGTCGCCGAAAAGATCGCTTATGCGATGAAGGCCGCCTGCGCGAACAATAAGATAGGCTACGACCAGAGCCAGAGGCTCACGCTTTACAATCTCGCAAAGAAGGTCGGTTTTGATCCTGCAAAAGTCACGACGGCCTGCGAGACGGACTGCTCCGCTCTGGTTCGCGTCTGCCTCGCTTATGCCGGCATATCGGTCGGAGACTTCTACACCGGCAACGAGGTCGAGACCATCATGGCCACCGGCAAGTTCACACGGATCCCGAACGCCCAGCTCACGTCTTCGGCTTACGCTCGGAAGGGCGACATCCTCGTCACGAAGACCACCGGCCACACGGTCGTGGTACTGAATGACGGCTACAATGTCACGGCCAGCACGCCGGCCTCTTCCGGATCCACATCGTCATCCGGCTCCGGAAAGCTCAACCGTACCACAAAGCGCACCGGCACCATCGTCAACTGCTCGCTCCTCAATGTCCGAGAGTGGGCAGGCAAGGAGAATCCGACCGTTTCGTTTTCGCCGCTCCCCGGCGGCACGAAGGTCGGGATCTGCGACGAGCTCAAGGCCGATGACGGCTCCCTGTGGTACTACATCAATTATCAAGGTCGCTACGGCTTCATAGCAGCAAAGTCATCCTCCAATGGGAAGCCGTATGTGATATAGTTTTCTTTTCTCCCCTATACTCCGGCTCCGGGCTTCGGCTCGGGGCCGCTTTTTTTATGTCTTGTTGACACGTTTTGTTGACACGAAATCACGAAAACGTCGGAAATACTGAGCTTATAGGCATCGCGGAACGGTTCGAATCCCATCCTCTCCGTAAATGACGGGAGTTCAGTATTTACGCTGAATTCCCGTTTTTGTTAGGAAATATGCGGGTTTTTGTAGAAAAGAAGCTTTCCAAAAACTAAAGAAATCTTTCAAAAAACACAAGCTTTTTTATTCTTTGTTGACACGAATTGTTGACACGAATTTCTCTCCGGCAAGGTCCGCGAAGTCCTGCCGGCGGTCTTCCATGGCACGCCGATAGACTCGCTTTAGGACTGCGTCGGTCTTCCATCCACCATCTGCCATTATGTACTGATCCGGCACTCCGAGAGCGTGGCGGAATGAAGCTGCGTATGCTCGCAGGTCATGGAAGCGGAGCTGATCAAGTCCGAGACTCTTCCGGAGCCGGTCGAACTTCGCCGACAGGGCGCGGGGATTCAACGGCACCAGACGGTCGCCTCGCTTGCTATCGCTGCCCGTGAGGCGGTCTATGATCTCCGGCGGGAAAATCACCGTCCGGCGGCTCTGAGGGTTCTTACAGGCTCCTAGGACGTATTTCTGCTGGTCTGTGTCCCAACGATAATCCTTAGTAATACTAATTTTGTTTCCGGATATGTCGCCATATGTCAGTGCGCATACTTCGCCGTTCCTTAGAGTGCCGTAAGCGGCGAGCAGGATCGCCTTCTGCATGACCGGATCGGCAGCGGCCAGAAGGTCGGCTATGTCCTGGTCGGTCGGAGTGTAGTACTGCGCCGGCTCCTTTTCCGGGAGTTCGACGGTCAGATCCGCGGATGGATCCACAGCGTGAACAGCTCCGGCAAGAAGCGCATAAGCGTTCCGGCACGTTTTCGGGGTGTGCGTCAGGGCGTAGTCGTCCATCCACATCTGCACACGATCCGCACGGAGCATCCGCACCGGCATGGCCAGAAGGTCCGAATAGGCATTCTTTGCGAGGGACTGGTAGCCGGAGATCGTCGACACAGACTTCGTCCGTTTGCGCTTTGCAATATACAAATTGAGCGCATCCTGCACCGTGGTGTCCTTTGTGGAGCTCCTAGCGGACTTTTCGAGCTGGCGGGCCAGTCGTTCGCATTTGATCCGGCCATCCTCTGACGGGTCCTCTACGGTCACGGATTCGATGATCTGCTTGCGCTTCCCGTCGATATATTCGTCGCCAACATAGACACGGCAACGCCAGGAGCCGGACGGGAGCTTCTTAGCTTTCGGCATGATCCGCCACCTCAGCAGGAAACAGCCGATCAAGAAGATCTGGCCGGTCTTTAAACAATTCTTTTGCTTCCGCGACCGCTTCGCCTTGGCCTGTACGAGCTCCTTTCATGTATCCATCCAAATAGGATTCGAAATAGCCGCATACATAAGCAAGCGCAGCGGGCCCACATTCGCGTTCAAGTTTCTGGAGCTTTGCGGCCAAGTTGTTGACCTGTTCTATGGTGGGGCCGGTGGCTCCATACTGCAAATACTCCATCGATACACCTAGATAATGAGCGACCTTGAACAGCCGGTCCGCCGGCAGGGTTCCCTTTGCGAGAGAGTTAAGATAACCATTCCCGAATCCGCAATCTTTTTCAAGTTTTGAAACCGGGATCTTCTTTTCCTTACAAATGTGTTTAATCCGGTCTACAGATGTCATTCCGTTCACCACCTTAAAGATTTAGAGGAACATCGAAATATGTATTGACACATAGAGGAAACTCTAATATAATCGGTAATGGAATTCGAGGATACTCGAAGAAACCAGTAGTTATATTAGAGAAATGCCTAATCCTTCCAAACTCATTTTAGGATATTCTCTAAAACCAGTCAACAACTAGATAAAGGAGGAGAGAAACGGAATGAACAACATCTATGCAAACATTGTCCAGAGGTGTAAGGACCGAAAGACAAGCATCGCCGCAGTCGAAAAGGCTGCCGGCATCGGAAACGGAACTATTTCCGGATGGGAAAACGGCTACCCGCGCATTGACACTTTGGCTAAGGTCGCCGCCGCTCTGGAGACGACGATCGAGGAGCTAATGGCCGAGACCGTGACACAGGAGGCCTAACATGCCGCGCATCCACGCAAGGAGCCGCTCCGAGAAGCTCGGCAGGATCCTGTTTGAGCGGATGGGCATCTTCCGCATGAGGGCGGCAGACATCGCCAAAGCAAC